CCCAGGAAAGAGTCACGAAGCTCGGCACGCTGGTGTATTTGCGGCGCTGCCTGGCGCGGCCACTAACCATCGGAGTTCGCGTCAGGTTAGGCGCATGCTCGAGCGAGTAGCCGGACAGGTCTGGGTACGGCAGTTCTGATGGGTACTCGATCATCTGCCCGCCCTCTTCAGTCCATATGCCTGCTCAAGCGCAAGCGCCTCTGGCGTTCCGCCAGCCCTGATCTTCGCCACCCAGAGCTGCAGCACCTTTTCCCCGTCAGGCCCTGTCGTCTGCTCTACATGTCCAGCTCTGGAGCTATCCTCGACGAGGTTTACGACGACGTTGCCGCCATCTGATGCGTTTCCAGACCCTCCGCGCTGCTTGGTGTGGTCGATGACGGTCTCCTGCGGGTGCATCATCGCGAGGAATCCGCCCTTTCCATCCAGGCCGCCGCTGCGAGGGCCGTTACCGGTGTAGCCGCCGCCATCGAACGAGAGCCCAACCGAGGCAATGTTCGAGACGAGGCCGGCCGTAGCCGCGGCCACGGACGCCATAGCGCCGAGGTTCAGCGGCCACGGGTTAGCCGCAGCAAGGGCAATGCCCTGCTGAATGGCAATCATCGATTGCGCGATAGCGAAAGCTTTCTGCGCGATGAACATCGCCTTGTAGATACCGGACTGCTCGCCGGCGAACTGCGCGGTGATATCGGCCAGGTTCCCGAACAGATCCGTCGCGCTGGACAGCGAGACCTGATAGCGGGCCTGCTCGAGCTGCTCGACCTGCTGCTGGTGTTGCTCCTGGATGTTGCGGATGCGCTCGGCGTACTGCTCTTCATTGATCGCCTTCGCCTCAAGGAATCCGCGCTGCTTTTCAAGCTCTGTCGCCCGCCACTCCTCAAGCTGCGTGGCCTGCTCCTGCAGGCGCATGAACTCGCTAGCGGCACCGCCGATTTCTGGCGAGACGACACCGGAGTTCGGCGCCTTGGTGACGCCCTCAACCGTCCCGGGCGCCTGGTCGGCGTTCATCTGCACTTCACGGATGCGGCGTAGCGTTTCCAGCCTCTGCAACGCCTCGACATTGCCCTGGCGTTCGTACTCGGCGATTTTCTCGGCGTACTCCAGCTGGAACTGCGCGTCATTGGCGGCACGCAGCTGGCCGGACTCGCGCAGGATGTCGATGCGGATCTTTTCCTGCTCGGTCAGATCGCGCTTCGCATCAAGCTCCTGCGCAAGTCCAATGAGGTAGTTGGCCTGCTGACCGACGACCCCCTGCAGGGAGCCGCTCTCCAGTTCATAGCGGACTTTCGCCGCCTCGCTGGTGGCGCCGTACATCGATAGCTGTCGCTCGAGCGATTGGACCAGCGAGGCATAGGACTGCTCGAGCTGCTTGCTCGAGTTGGCCAGCTCCTTGGTGGCCTGCTCAGCGCTGCGCTTGGCGTCGATTTCCTCGGCGTACTTGAGTAGGGCCGCCTCTTGCTCCGGCTGCAGCTTGCCAAGCTCGCCAGCCTCGATGGCATAGCGCACCTTTGCCGCTTCGGAGTTCACGCCCTGCAGGGCAGCAGATTCCTCCAGCTTGGCCAGATACTTGTCGTACTGCTCGTTACGCGCCGAGCCATCCGACTTGATCTGCTGAGATTCCTGCTTCTGCTGCTCGATCCTGCGGTCCTGGATCTCCTTGATCTCAGCGTTAATACGCGCAAAGTTCTTTTCGTAGGCCTCTCGCTCTTTGGCGCTTAGCAATGTGCGGCGCTGAGCCTGCTCGAAGCTCTTTTCAAGACTGGCGCGCTCTGCCGTCAGCTCGTTTAGGCGCTCGAAGTCTGTAAGGTCGCCGGCCGTGAAGCGAATGCCCTTTGCCAGCACGTCAAGGAACTTGGCCAGGCTTGAAGATCCGCCTATGGCCTTATCCAGAGCCGCGATGGCGTTGCCGAGGTCGTTGGTTAGCGCTGCAGAGGCCTGCGCAACGGTGCGCGGCAGCTTCGCAAACTCTGCGTCGACCTCCATCGCTCGATTCTGAATGGCGCCGAGCACGCGCTCTGCAGTCAACTCGCCGTCCTGCATCAGCTGGCGAAGCTCGCCGAACGGAACACCAAGCCCTTTTGCGATCTGGCGCGCCAGTTCTGGCATGCCCTCAATGATCGCGTTGAACTCCTCTGCCCGCAGCGTGCCTCCGGCCAGGCCCTGGCCAAGCTGACGCAGGGCGTTCGACATCTCTTCGGCTGAGCTGCCACCGACGGTTCCGATTTTCTGCAGGGTCTCGGTCAGGCGAACGATCTGTGCGTCGTTCGCACCAAGCTCGCGCAGCGTCCCGGTGAGCGATTCCCACAAGCGCACCGTGTCGCCCATGTCCGTGCCGCTCTTGCGGGCGATCTCCGCCAGCCGGCCATAGGTGATCTCGGCCTGCTCGGCACTTTCAGACATCCGTCGAACGCGCGCCTCTAGCAGCACGAATTGTTCGGACAATCGCTGAGCCGATCGAATTGCCTGGATCGAAACCATGCCAATGACGGCGGCGCCGGCCGACTTGACGACGCCTTCCAGTCGGCCAGCTGCACCTGCCATGCGATCCATATCGCTGGTGGCCTTCGGAACCTGGCGGCTGTCTACAGCGACGACCAGACGTGCGTACTCGGTCATTATTCGGCTCCAAAGTGCAAGGCGTGGTTCTCGGCAATTCGCTCAAGCTGTCTACGCAGTCGAGGGTTACGGAACAGCAGGTCGACTGGGTCTACCTCGGGAGGGAGAGACCACTCAGCGATGAGTGCGGCAGCCTGTTTTGCATGCCTGATCCGGCGAAGGCGCTTCTGCTCTGCAGAATCAGAAAATGCAGCTTTTGCGTCTGCGGATATCTGGAGCCAGGAGTCGTCGACTGCGGCCATGAATTCACGCGACTGAGAAGACCGAACGCGCACCCACTCACGACCGCCTTGCTGATCATCGAGGGGAACGAGAACGCCGCGGCTAGCACGGCTTCTGGTGTAAAAGTCCTGCGGCCGCATGCTTTCTCCCGGGCAATAAAAAACCCGCCGAAGCGGGTTTGTGTGCAACTGGTGCGGGCTAGGCGCCGCTTGGCTTTGTGGACGATGCCGACCACACGAGCGCGCCAATCCATCCAAGCAAAGTCCAACCGAGGAACAGGTTGAGCAGCATAATCGACGCCGCGTTGTGATGACCCCGCATGTAGGCGATCAGGCCGGGCAGGAAATAGGCGGCGACCATCACCGCCAACATGATGAACTCCATAGGACGCGCTCCCTGTCAGAAAGCGCCAGAGTACCAAATCGGCGCCCTACTGACTCGCCACGCGATCCTCTACCGCAGCCAGCCGGCGCAGTAGCGTGACCTCGAACGGGAGTAGGCGGTGGCCGTACAGTTCGGACCAGGCCTTGATGTCTGCGAGCGAGCCGATCGGCCTGGCTGAGCAGTACCACTCCCAGACGTAGGCAAGCTCATCAGGGCACGGCGGGCCATCCAGGCGGGACGGACGCTTGCCAGTCTTCTCCGCGATGGCTTCCAGCTGTGCGCGGACGGTGATGCGCTTGTCCGGGCCTTTCTTCGGTCTCGGGCCGGCAGGTCGAAGCAGTCCAAGTTGATGCTCGGCGTGCGCGATCAGTCCTTCGGCGAGCCCGTCGAGCGTTTCCCAAAAAAACGGCGGCGGTCACTCGCGAACCGGTCAACCTCTGCCGCGATGTAGGGGGATTCGCGCAGGAACTCCAGCAAAGCTGCCTCGGACAACTCTGCATCGAATGACCAGCCGATCACGAGCGCGGCATTCAATTTGAGCCGTGCGGCCTCTGTCTTCTCCGCTCGCTCCTTTTCGTCCTTGACCGAAGCCAGGACCAGCAGCTCACGCCGAAACTCATCCAGCGCCACGCGGAACTCGTCGGAGTCGACACCCCTGATCTGCAGCCACTCATCCGTTGGCGTGCCGTCAGGCAGGGAGAGCGGCATGCGCTCCCCCTCGTTCGCCTTGGCCCGGGTGAAAAAGTCACTCGGCTTCATGCGAACCCCTTACGCCGGAATGCGGGTGATGGTGATTTCAGTGTCGACTGCCTGGTCATTGAAGGCCCGGAAGTCGTAGTTCTGGATGATGGGGTCGTCACCAGTGCCTTCCTCGCTCGACGTGGTCAGCTTGGCCTGGGTCATGCTGATCTGATAGCTGTTCTCGCCATCGGTCAGAGTGATAACCAGCGGAGTCTTGGTCTCGCCGAGGTACTTGTCCTTCAGGCGGTTGTCTTCGATGTAAGCGGACAGGCTGCCGGAGACGTTGATGCGCCCCAGCTTGATGTCGTAGGCGTCGCGCGAGAACAGGCGGTAGATCGCCTCCATGCCATTATCAAGCGACAGGTTCAGCGCGGTGGCGTGGTTGAGGCCGGTACCGCCCTCGGTCAGCGAGCCCTCGAACGTGGTCATCATCACGGTTTCGGTCGGATCGGCGATGCTCTCGGTCAGGCCGTCGAAGACGTAGGCCTCTTCCTTGGTGCCAATCATGGAGAAGGTGACGCCGATCTTGCCTTGCAGCGGGCAGTCGATGGCGACGGAGCCGACTTCGCAGCCGCGGTAGATCAGCCAGCGGCCGATGTCCTCGTTGTGCTTGAGGATGGCGAACTTGCGGCGAGTGCTGCCGGTCTTCAGGGTGCCGCCGGTCGCGATCGTAACGGAGGCGCCTGCCAGCTCATCCACCAGCGTGACGGCGGCGCCGGCCAGGTCGGTAACGGTGATCTTGCCGGCTGCGACCGAGGCTACTTTGAACTGGCCATTGTTCGCGGCAGTTGCGAAGCCGCTTACCTTGATGACATCGCCAACCGCGAAGCCGGCAGTCACGAAGCCCGACGCGGAGTCGTTGAAGCTGTCGTCTGCGGCTGCGACCGAGAGAGTCGAAGCTGTGCGTGTCTTCACCTGCCAAGTGCCGTGGAAAGCCGCCTCTAGCAGCATATCGAAGGTGCCGTAGGTCAGCTCGGCCTCGAGGTCGCCGGCCACGCTGGAAACGCCGCTGCGGGACTCGGCCATGTGCCGGCCGGGCAGCATCTCGTCCGATTCCAGCTCTTCGACCGATTGGCTCAGGCCATTGGTGATGAGGCGCAGCGGAATCCAGGCGACGGCCGGGTCAAGAGCGCCGCCGACGCCCTCCAGTTTGATGTAGGTGTTTTGGTTGACGCCTTGTGCATAGGGCATTTGCTATCTCCAGAAATGCAAAAGCCCGCTCAAGGCGGGCTGCGGTGTTTCGGGTTGTGGTTACGCCGGGAATGACCAGGCGGTGCAGTAGACGCTGACGCTGACCGACTGCCAGACGTCTTCCTGGCGGATCTGCGAGCGTTCAGCGCGGCGGATCAGTACGCCCTGGCCTTGGTAATCCAGGCGCTTGCCGGACGCAAAGAACGCCAGCAGCGTGTCAGCATCGGCCAATAGTCCGGCATGGCCGGTGTCCTTTGGGTGGAACAGGTCGATTTGCAGCACGCCGGTCCATTCCTGGGCGGCGTTCTTGCCTTGGGCAGCGGGCGCTCGGCCACTAGGAATGGCTGTGAGGCGAGCCCAGCTCTGCCCGATCGGCGGCGTGAAGGTCTTGCCCTCGAATGCCGTGCGTTCCACAGGCATGACGCCTGACGCGATGTAGGCCGACACCAGCGCTGAGTGGATTTTGGCTTCGCTCATCGTCACACCCTGTTTTTTCGTATTGCCGCGTCAACCATGCGCTGTACGCGGTCCATGTTCTTGCGGACCATCGCGCCAGGGGGCGCCTGGGTCGACCAACCCATTTCCAGGCGCTCGATGTAGCTCAGGTTGCTGGTCAGGAACGTTACCTGGCCAGCGCCTTGCGGGGTTTTGCTCTCTGCGTCGGCCACGGTTGCGCCGCCGCTGTCGTCTATCCGTTCGATATCACTTCCAGCCGGAGCGCCAACGGTGCATTGCCAGCTCCCGCGCGCCCTCCCGCCGACGTAGCCTGGCGGCGCCATGTCGGGGTTCTTCCACAGATCAGGGTTGCCCACTGGCGTAGCGAGGATGACGCCCCTGAACAGCTCCAGTGTCGCCGTGCGGGTAATCTTGTTGTGAGCATCGACCGTCTTAGCCGTGAAGCGCCGGATGTCATCGGAAAAGCTCATATCAAGCCCTCAGCTGGACAACCCAGGTCGCGCCGGCCGGGTCTTTGCCAACCCGCTGCGCCCGCATGCCATTGATCATGTCGCCCACTGCAGGCGTGGCGATGACAGTTGTCCGCTCGCCGTTTTCAGTAATGAACAGCTCAGCCTGCAGCACGGTCAATTTCGTGTCAGTGGCGAGTATCAGACTGCCGTCGATCTCGTCATTGCGGTAGCTGCCGAGCACGCCGCGCCCCCCGTAGGAGATGGTCGAGGTTGAGTGCTCGCCGGTAACAGGATCGTATTGGCCGTCAATCTGCCTGGTGCCGACTAGCGCAGTAACCGCATCAGCAAGGTCGGTATCGAATGCCTCCGCAATGTCTGCGGTCAGCTCGTCACGCAAACCCATCAGCCGCGCACCAGTCGAATCTGACTGGCATTGCCGAGGTATGGCCGCAGAAGCGCCTCTGCAAACACCTCGCCGGCCGTCAGCTTGCGCGAACTGGACGAATAGGACTTGCTGCTACTCACGTCGCCAGCCGTGACCGACTTGCTCGTGACGCCGGTTTCCGTTGCCCCATACAGCGCCCCTGCTGCAGCTTCACGCGCGATTTCTGCCCCTGCCTGCACCACGGCAGCCGGAACCTCTGAAAACGCCGGCAGCGGCTTTGCGCTGAGCCAAGTGTTAGCCATCAGCACCGCGCGGGCCTTCTTGTCTTCGGTGGTCCAGTCGG